CGCGAGCGCATTTAATCCGTTTATCGACCAGAACCACGCGGCCGACTCAGCGGCCCATTGCGGCAGTTCGAGCAGTTCCGGCGTGCGCAGTAATCGCTCATCGCCGAATAGCGCCAGGCTGCAGCGCAGGTAGTTGTCGTGGCCGGTGATCTGGATCAGCCCACGGCCGCGATAGCGTTGGCCGTCACCATCAGCGGCCGGCGTGTTTCCCAGCTTGGCGGCCAGCGGGCCGGTGTCGTACTTGCTGAGGTACTGATCGCCCCCCAGCTCACGCACGTATTGCAGCTGGCCCGACTCGTGGCCGATCTGGGCGAGGAACGCTGCCTGCCGTTTCGGCGTATCGATCTTGCGGTTGGTCATGGCCGCGTTGAGCGCGGATACAAAAACGCCCGCTTGGCGGCGGGCGTTGGGCATGATGCGTTGGAGTTGTTGCTCGGTGATGGACATCGCTTTTTCCCAGACAAAAAAATACCGCTCGATGGCGGCGGGTGGTGAAGCAGGTACGGCCCGTTACAGCTCCAGGACTTTGACCTCCTTGGACTTCTTCTTTTTCTTGCCGGCCGCTTTAGCCTTGCCCTTCTTCCCTGCGTTGCATTCAACCGTGGTGCTCCAGCCGGACTGGGTGAACACCTGCTCCACGGAGTCGACCAGGAACTCCCCGTCCAATCCGTCCTTGAAGCCCTGCGCGTTGATCTGCCGTTCTGCAAACAGGTCTGTGCGCCCCACCATCTCCAGCCGCACCTCAGCGGTCGAGCGGTTGAACGCGGCGAGCCGGGCTTTCACGGCTTGCTCGGCGGCGGATTTATTCGGGTGGATATGGCGGTCGGTGTGAACCGGCGGCAAACCGGCAGGCGCGTCGTCGTTGTCCAGGGTCAGGTTGACCAGCTCGCCGGTTTTCTTGTCCTGGTACTTGGCCTTGACGGCTTTCTGGGTGGTGCGGTCGGGGAAGCGGAATTGCCAGCGGCTGACATCACTGCGCCGGAGGGTGATCGCCGGCAGGCTCTTGCCACTGGCGGTCTGCCCGCTTTGGCGAGGTAGTACCAGTAGCTTGCTGTCGGCGACCTTGGCTGTGCAGTCGTAGCCTTTGGCGAGCCGGGTAATGAAGTTGTAGTCCGATTCGTTCAACTGGTCAGCCCGAGGCACGACTGTGCCGACCGAGCATTCGGGCTTCCAACCGTTGCGTGCAGCGATGTCGCTGACGATCCTGGACAGCGGTACGTTTTCCCAGCTGCCGCTACGGGTGGTCTTGCCGCTACCGCGCATGTCGCTGGCCTTGCCGCGAATGACCAGGGTGTCGGGCGGGCCGGAGACCTCGACGTCGTCGACGGTGTAACGGCCCACGCGGGTCAGTGCCTTGCTGTCGTAGCCGAGGTAGACCTCGATCCCGGCGCCCTTTTTGGGAAGCGCGACGGCGCCGTCACGGTCATCGATACGCAGCTCGAATTCGTCCGACTCCATGCCGGGCTTGTCGAGGGTGCGTAGCAATAACAGGCGGTCATTGATCAAGGCTGTAATGTCAGCGCCATCAGCAATAATCTTGAAGACAGGTTTCAAAGATAGATCCCCAGAGACGAAAAAGCCCCGCGGGTGCGAGGCTCGTTCTGTGACAGACGGTTTAGAACGATTCGATAGGTTTCTTTGCGGCTTCAGCCACTTTCTTACCCTCCAGCTTTGGAAAACCAAACCTGATAAGTAGCGCGGCTTCCGGCCCTTCACCCGTTATGATTATTTCAGCCGAGCGTACATTATCGGGCAAATCTGCAACCTGACTGGTCACGGTTGGATATTTCTTATTTTTGTCGACGCCTTCATAGAAGGTATACGTCAACGTACCGCTGTTCATTGCACCGCCTTCGTAACTGGATAGTTTAGATGAAAGGTCATCTCTACTTTTCGCATTAGCAGTGGCCTGAATAACGTCAAATTGAGATTTATCATCTGACAATATCGAGAGCTTAAACGTCTTTGCCAACGTACCTACCGAGGTTGCAAGAAGGTCAGAATCGTAATCGCTGATCAATGAAAGCATGATCAGTTTGGATCCAGAAAAAATCAGTGCGGCGGTAAACTTGTGCCCGATAAAATCCACATCATCAATGCAGCGAGCAACTCCCCCCACGTCTTCGGAGCAGTCGTAGTAACCCTGGGACTCTTTGAAGTCAGTGACCGAAGTGCCGTACGTGTAGTTTTTGAACAGGTTGTCTGCTGCCATCGCGCCGCAGGAGGTAGCCAGAAAGCCCATTCCCAGAAGAGCGCCTGCGATCAACTTCTTTCCCATCACATCACTTCCTTATGAAAACCCATATTAGGTAATGGCCGGATGCTACCAATCTTGCGCAGCCGTTGTCTTCCTCAATCCCACAACTGCACCTGCTCGGCCCCCGACTGTTCGATATCGGGGAAAGTGATCAGCAGTCCCGTACGCAAGGGTTGCGGCTCATCCGCCAGCAGCCGATTGGCAGCCAGCACCGCTTCAACCGTGCCATTGAGGTACCCGTAATGCTGATAACACAGGGTGTCGAGCAGGTCGCCGTCAGACGTTCTGCATATCATCGCCATAGCGTGTGAACTCCAAACTAAAGGTTTGCTTGCGCGGGATCCCGCCTGCCAGCAACGCGCCCTGCTCTTCTTCCAAGCTGCGCAAGCACCAGGTGCCCAAGACAAAACCGTAGCCTGTGGTCAGGTTCAACGGCAGCAGCTGGGCACCAATGGAACGCAAAGTATCCAGTTGCTTGAGCCCACCCTTGAACGCAGGAAAGATCGCGCCTTTGAGGCTGAGCTTTTCTTCCCCCATCCCCACGGCCTGCTGCGCCGGCCGACGACTGAGGCGCTCTTGCGAGGCCCAGCGGAATTCTGTTTGCCGGCGAAGTTCGTCGAACGCTGCCGTGTCCAAGTTGAAGTAGAACGGCTGCGCGTTGGTTTGCAGCGGCTGCAAAATCAGCAGGTGCGGGAACGGTTTGACGGCTTCCGCCATCGGCGTGGCGTTGGGCGCGAGGGCGCTGGTAGGCAGGATGTTCGCCAACCGGGGATCGACTTTCCCCGCAACCTGGTTGATTGCCGTCCCCGCCCGGTAGGCTTGTTCCTTGAGCGTGCCCATACGCTCATCAATGCCCGTCATCGTTCGGGTGGCTTTGTTGTAGGTTGCCAACACCGTCCCAACTTTTGATTGAGCCGCGCCGATCCCGCGCATGACTCGCTGCAGCTTTGCACCCACCTCAGGCGGCACACCGGGAAGACTGGCGATCTCCTCAGCCGCCCCGGTGATCTCGCTGATCGCGCCATTCACCGGGCCGATCATGTCATCAATGCTGTGCCGGCCAGCCTCCCCGGCCTTGACCAGGGATTTAAAGCCGGCCTGCAATTGCTCCATATAAGTCATCGCTCCCCCTTAAACATGTGGCGCGTCGAATAGGTTGCGTCGTGCCTGCTCCCGGCTGAACTCCTCAAACAACTGACGCATGTGCGGCATCATCTCCTGCGCCAGTTGCCGTGGATCCTTGACGTCTCCCTGCACCGTGACACCCACGGTCGGGGAGAACTGCCACTGCTGATCAATCCGAGGGAGTTCCGACTTCGCGGCAACCCCGGCACTGAGCAAGGCAGGAGCAACCGCCGCTGTCGGGGCAGAACCCAACGAGCGCGACACGTCGCCCAAGGCTGGCCCAGGTGCTGCGGGAGCCCTGAGCATCAGTGGACCTGCCGCTAACGGCGGCGCCATCTGCGCCAATCGCGGCATAGGCGATGCGCTTGGTGGTGGCAGCAGCAACGGCGAAGGCTGAACCGGCAGCACCAATCGCTCGGTGGGTGCATCCGGCCCGCCGAACGCTGCCTTACCGACTGCACTGCCCAGCTCACCGCCGCCCCAGCTACCAAGGAAACCGCCGATCAACCCGCCGACCACGGTGCCGATCACCGGGACAACAGAACCAATCGCTGCCCCAGCTGCTGCACCGGCCAATGTCCCGGCCAGCGTGCCAGCAGCATTGCCATAACCCTCGGCCTTTTCGTCGCGGGTTTCGGCGTTCTGATAAGTGTCAGCGGCAATCAACCCGGCCTCGATCAGCGCCATGGGCGCACCGACCTTGGCGAACCCAAGCCCCTTGCCCATCATCGCCTTGGGTGCAAATCGGCTGGCCGTCGCACCAATCGGCGCAACCGCCGAAGCAGGAGCGCTACCAACAGCCCCTCGACCACCGCGACCACGCTTGCCCTTGCCCCGCCGCCGCTTGCCATCCCCGACATCAACCCCACCAGCACCGCCGGAAGGGTTGGTGACGAACACCCGCTGGATCACATTCGGGTTGCCCATTAGCGAACCACGGGCCACATTCACCAAGCCCTTGCCGATCTTGATCGCGTTGATCGCCGCACCCAGGCCGATCACACCAGCAGCCAGCACCGTCGCCCCGCTGATTACCGTTGGAAACTTGCCGGCCAACTCCCCAAGCCCATACGCGACCTTCGCCAACCCATCGGCAGCCAGGTCAGTCAAAGGCCGCACCGCATCACCAATCCGCGTCATCGACGATTCAATGCCGGCAGTCGCCGTCGCCCACTTCCTATTGGACGTATCCCTCGCCTTTGCCGCATCCGCCTCAATCTTGGCCTTGCCATCCGTGCCCTTGATCACCGACATATCAGCCTTGATCTTGCCGCCATACTTGATCTGCGCCAGCAAACCCGCACTGGCACTCTGATCACTGACAATCGTCGCCAACCCCGCCGCCTCAGTCAGCGCGACCATGGCCTGCGCTTCCTCCGCACTACCATCGACCGAGCCCTTGATCTTGGCCTTCAGCGCCTCGATCTTCTTGGCCCTGGCCGGATCCTGCTTCTTGATCAACTGCTCACTGAGCATGATGAACGCATCGACCGGGTTCGCTGCCTTACCGCTTTTTGTCGCGGCAAGGATCGAGCCGGCCAGGTCATAACCTTCCTTGGCGAACCGTTCCTGGCTGGTGCTGCTGATCACCGCGTTGAGCAGGTTGTTCATGTTGGTGGCCGCAGCCGCCGCGTCCTGGGTTTGCGAGAACTGCGATTGCAGGCTGGCACCGAGGAAGCGCACCGCCTCGGGGCCTTCCATGCCCAGGCGTTTTATGTTGCCGAGCATGGCCGGCAGGTACTTGGCCATCTCCTTGGGGCCGAACGCGCCGATGTCACCTGCTGCCGCCACCTGCCCCAGCGAGGCAGCCATGTCAGCCTGCTTTACCCCGGCCTCCTTGAAAGCGTTGATCAGCGTGGCGATGGTTTCGGGCTCCATGCCCTGGCCGTCGATCAGGTCGGCGATCTGCCCGGCGTAACCGGCGGCCACGTCCCAATCAACGCCTTTTTCGATCAAGGCGCCGACCGACTTCGCCAACAGTTGCTGGCTGATGCCTTTTTCCGACGCGACCTTGCTGATCGACGCCGCCAGCTTCGCTTCATCGCCGGTGCCGGCGGTGTGCGCCCACAACGACATCTGACGGATCTGCGCCTGATAATCGCCGGAGACCTTGGTCGGGATCGCCAACGACGCCGTGAGCGCCGCCGCTTTGCCGAGGGAATTCTTCATCCCCTCCTTGCCCTGTTGGATCTGCGTGTGACCCAGTGCCTTGAGTTCGGCACCCCGCGCTACCTGGCCGAGGGCCTGGTATTCCTTGCGCAGTTTGCCGACTTCAATGCCCTGCTCTTTCAGGGTTTTGAGGTTGTCCTCCAGCTTTCGCAGCAAGTCACCGGCCGAGGCAGAACCGGTGTCGTGGGCTTTTTTCCATTCGTCGCGCAGGCGGATCGTGTCGCCGATGGTGCTTTGCAGCACGCGGGCCTTGGTGCCGGTTTCGCCGAGCTTCTTGATGCGGCCTTCAACGTCCTTGAAGGCGGCGCCGACCGTGGAACTGACGACGCCGCCGATGACCAGACCGAGCGCCAGGTTATTTGCCATGAGAACACTCCAGGCAGGGATGCGGGGCTCAGTCCGTGAGCCACCAGATCATCGTGGAAAAGGGCATGGTCTCGATTTCGTTGGCGGCGAATGAATACTGCGTCGCCAAACGCTTCGCGACCTGTCGCTGCAGGGAGGCGCTAAACCCCGTCATCCTGCACCAGGCGAAAGTAGGCGGCTTGCAGCCGCTGGTAGTCCGTCAGCTTGAGCCCCTCCAGATCCTTGGTGTTGGATTCAGAGAGGCTGGCGAGCAGGATGGTTTCGCGCTGTTCGTCGTCGCCATTGGAAGCTGATGTTGCGGTACGCACGTCGCGCACCGTGGGCGCCCGGAAAGTCAGGCGGTCGAGTTTGATGTCGTTGATGTCGTACGCCTTGGACAGCGTGACCACTGCGCCATCGGAGCCAACGACCAGCCAGGTCGGCGTGTCGCTATTGTTCTCGGGCATACCGGCGTCTTGCAACAACCGAGAGTAGCCAGACTGCAAGCGTGCGTAGTCCGTCAGCTTGAGTCCGTCGAGGTCGGCAGTGCCGGCATCTGCCAAGGATGCGAACAACGTCACTTCGCGCAATACCGCGTCGTCGCCACCGATTGCGTCGGAGGCACGGACTTCACGCAAGGTCGGAGCGCGCAGGGTCAGCCGGTCGACCTTTACGCCGTTAACATCACTGGGGCGCGTCAACGTGATCGTCGCGCTATCCGCCTCGACGGAAAGCCAGGACGGCAGTTTTTTCAGTGCTTTCATGAGAGCAATTTCCCCTTACAGGCCCAGGTCACGACGGACGCTGGCAAGTTGATCGACACCGTTAATGACCCGGACGCAGTTGACCGGATCGATCTCGAACATCAGGCGGCCAGCGACTTCGAGTTTGTAATAGCTGACCGCCACGGCGTACTTGAACTCTCCCGCCTCCCCAGCCTTCCAGTCGCCGCCATCAATCTCTTTGAGCATGCCACGCATGGTCGCAATGACCCCCGTTGTCGCGCCTTTCTGCCCCTTGAAGGAACCACGGAACACGGCGTTGAATGCAGTCTGGTCAGCCAGGCCGTAGAACTTCATGGCCTCAGGACGTACACCTTTGCCAGCAAAGCTGGATTCCATTTTCTCCATGCCCTGGTCCATCTCGATGGGGGCATCCATTCCAGCAGCCCGGAATTCCTCGGTTTTCAAGGCCAATTTAGGGAGCGTCACACTGGTGATATCCCCGGAAAAACTAATACCGTCGATATGGGCGGTCATGTTGTAGAGCGTTTGCGGAACCATCGGCGGCTCTCCTTTATGCGTTGGTGTCGAGGACTTCGGTCAGCCACTGGTCGGTGACCTCGACCCGGAAGTTGGGGTTTTCTGCCGGCGGTACGTCGGTGAAGCGGATGTTCCAGTACACCTTGCCCTGCGCCAGTTGGCTGGCCGTGTTCAACGTGGGGTCGGCGAACACCTCGAAGTTGATCACCGCTCCCTGGTTTTTCAGGTCACGCATGAACGCCGCGAGGCCTTCGGTCACGTCGCTGACATAGGTCTTGGTGATCGAGCGGTCGACCGCCCATTTGTGGCCGTAGAGGATCGCGTCCATGACGATGTCCATGGTCCGCACGCGGGTGACAAACGCCCACTTCGGATCGCTGGAACAGGTGCGGTTGCCCCACAGGCGGTAGCCGTCATCGCGGATGATCGTGGTGATCTGCGCGTTGTTGAGCAGGTTGGCCCGGCAGGTTTCGTCGCCGTCCAGGAACTCAATAGGGCGACCGGTGCCGGTGAGGCCGACGAACTCTTTGTTCGACGGCGAGGCCCAGAAGCCGTACTCCGAGTCGGTCCAGGCGAAGAGCCCGGCGACCCACGCGGAACTCGGTGCATTGACGGTCGCACTTGCCGCTGTGTCCCAGTACTGCACGCCCGGATCGACGAGGAATACACGCTTGCTGCCGAAGTTTTCGCGGTATTCCATCGCGGCTTCGTCGGTGGTGTTGGGGCCGTCGATAATCGCCATCGCTCGCAGCTTGTCGCTCAAGGCCACCAAGGCCGTGGCGACGGGCAAGGTCGACGTGTGTTTGGGCGCAGCCAGCAAGCGAGGCTGTGCGTTGAAGCGGCTCTTGCCATCGAGCAGCGCCTGCATGCCGGTACGGGTGCCGTTCGCCAGCACGCCGCCGATGATGGCCGAGGTCTGCGCGGCGGCGTCTTCCACCTTCGCCACACCGCAGGCGACGATCACCGCTTTGGCGCGAACGTAGATGGCCTTGATCGCCTGGGTGATGGCCGCGTCTTCACCCCATGCGGCGACGGCTTCGCTTTCGCGGGTGATCAACACCAGTTGGTTGGGCAAGGCGCTGGCAGCGGGGCCGGGGGTGAAGGTGTCGCAAAGGCCGATGATCGACGACGACGGTACCGCGATAGGTCGCGAGCCGGTGTCGACGTTGGTGACGGTGACACCGTGAAAGAATCCACTTGCACTCATTGTGCGGTCTCCAGAAATGACGAAGCCCCGCACTGGCGGGGCTACAGGGTTGATCGGGGATACAAAAACGCCCCGACAGTGCGGGGCGTTATTCGGCTTCGTCAGAAAGCCATAACGGCGCTACAGGGCGATGCTCCAGTTCAGGAAAGTGCTCGGCGCCGGGCCAGTCACGCAGTGCCCACCGGAAGGTCTGCAATTCACGGTACTGCTCGGCAGTGAGTGAAGTGTCTCGCTCAGCTTCCAGTTCATCTCTGTGGCGTGTCACCAATGCATCAGTGGCAGCCAGTTGACGATCCCGCCAAGCGCGTTCCTGGGCAGCAGCCTCCTCCAGTGTGAACTTAGGTGTCACCCACGCAGGGCGGCCCTGCTCATCACTGCCCCGGCGCATACCTGGAGGCGGCGGTTGCTGGCCGTACATTCGCCACTCTTCCTCAGTCGCCGCAATGGCATCGCTGGGCCAGGTGCCTGCCGCGTCGTAGGCGGCACGCTCAGCGAGAAAGACAAAGCCACAATCCTTTGCGCTGTAATAAATTTTCGCGGTGGGTTTGATCTCGGTAGCCATTTTCAGTTTCCGATTGAAAGAATCAGCGGTTTAACCAGCGATTGGTTACCTGTACCGAACCATTGCGGGAAGACTTTCACACCCAAGCGATCCCAATATTCCATCTGGAACATCTGGTCCGACAGGGTGTTACTGCTCGTGGAACGGGTGAAAACACCCGCAAAAAGACATTGGTTAGGAAACGGAACAGGGTGACTGATTGCCGGGTAAGCGACGGTTTCTGCCCCTGCGATTGGGCCTTCGTACCACTGGAGGTAGAACACTCCGGAGCTGGTTGGAATCATTAACCGGCCACTCGCAGTCAACACCGCTGTCGCAGGGGTGAAGTTACCTTCGGTCCAGACCTTTTTGTCGCCCCAGATCAGATCGCCCAGGACCGACAGTTTCAGGTAACGAGCAAACTTGCCGGACCAGTTGAAGAGGATAGACGGCGCCCATTTAAGATCGATCTGGCCGCTGCCAACTTCATTGATCTCACGGATCTCAATGGCGCCGCCCGTTCCATCGACACCACCGTCTGCCCCGGCAGGAACCGTACCGGCCAGTACCGGGCGCTGTCGACTGGTGGTACCGACTCGAAGCGACGTCAGAATATCGGCCTTCAACGCGAGGGCTTGCATCATGGTGACGGCGAAGTTCGGGTCGTTGCCAATGGCCTTTGCAATTTCGTCAATCTGATCAAGTAGCTCGGGCGCCGCACCCACCAGTTTCTTTAGCGCCGCTGCAATTTCAGCGACTGTTTGATCCTTGGTAAAGGCGTCACCAATGCTGTAGCCAGCCAAGGTCGTGGCCTTATTGGCTTTCTGGGCCAGAGAGGCTGTGACGTCGGTGTTGTTCGCCTTGCTAGCAGGATCAAAGTTACCGGCGTGCCACAAGGTACTACCGCCCCAGAGCAAATCACCGACGTTTGACATCGCCAGGTCTTTGGCCTTTTGCCCCTGCCAGTGGTAGACAATGCGCGGCGCATACGACAGGTCAGTCTTGGTATTTCCGACGCCCTGGGCTTCACGAATTTGAATGGCACCACCGTTGCCGGAGCCATCCGTACCACCTGGAAGTGGGGCAGCTAAAACTGGCACTTGCTGGCTCACGACACCGACCCGCAAAGCGTCCGTGATGCCATAGCCCGCAAGCGTGGTTGGGTTCTTACCCGACACCACAATGCCCCGTGCATTGATTGTGACCTGGGTATAGGTTCCCGCTTTCTTATCCGCCGGCAGCACCGCGTCAATCGAGCGATCCACGTATTCGCGTGTTGCCAGCACAATCGCGGGATCGATCTTCAACACCACGTTGGTGATGCTGGAGATGATGAAATTCATCCGTACGATCTGCGTGCGACCCGAGCCTTGGGAGAGCAGCGGTTTGAAGCTCGGTGCGCAGTTCGCAACCGCGACCAGATCGCCGTCCGCGTCGTACAAACCGATCTCCCGCACCCACCAACCACCAACATCCGCTGGGATCACCTGCTCGGCGATCAGCACGGAGGGGTTAAGCGGATCAATCATCAACTGATTCAGCGGCGCCCGGCGGCGTTCATTGATCAGCTTTGTCTGCAGCCGATCCGGGATAGGGTCAGTACCGTGTGCATCCCCCACGCCCATCTGTGAGATGTTCCAGGGAATGCCCAATGCGTCGGCATTGGCCTGCTTTGCTTCGCCGACCTTGGTGAGGATGGCAAAGAACTGTGAATTAAGGTCGATCATGGGTACACGTCCAGGGTGTCGATGCTGTGCTCGCGTCCTGACGCACCGATGTAGCCGGTGACATTGATGTCACGCTGCATCGGCGGGTAGACGTTGATTTCATCGCCTTCATAAACGGCGACACCAATATTTAAAGCGCCTTCGGTTTCGAGGCTGATCGCCAGGCCGGTCAACTTGCGGCTGACGGGCTTGGCGTCATCCACCAGCCGCTCCAGCTCCAGGTACATCTCTTCAGTGATACCGGTATCCAGCACCCCCACATTCAAGGCGAAAGTACCGGGGATACCCTTGGGCGTGGTCTGCCACCACTCCTGCACCTGGATCAGATAGCCGAGCGGCTCGACCACACGACGCAAGGCGCCAATGGTTCCCTTGTGGGCATGCACGTAAAACGCTGAGCGGATCGCCGACCGCTTGACCGCTTCGGGCCACCGGGTGTCCCAGCGATCAACCGACCAGGTCCAAGCCAACCACGGCAACAATTGCACTGGGCAAATGTCCGGGTTGTACAACGTGCGCAACGGGATCTCGGTCTTTTCGGCGAAAGCGGCTTCAATGGCGCGCTCCAGTTGCGTGCTGTTGAGGGGTAACAAACTGCTCATGTCATCCTCCGAGAACCACGCTGAAGCCAGTGCAATACGCCGCCTGGGATTTGCTAGGTTTCAGGTCGACCCAGTTTTTCAGCTCGACCCGCCCGACACCGCTGATGTGCAACTGGGCGTCGATGCCGGAGCGAGCGACTTCCAGCGCGAGGCGTTTGCGCGGGTTGATCCAGGCTGCGAGGCGCTTGATGGCTTCGGACAAAATCGCGTCGTTTTCCGGGCCGGCGCCGATCATGTGCAGCACGGCGTCGATCCGGTACTCCAGGATCTGCGCGCTCTGCACGGTGAGGCGGTCGCCCACCGGGCGGATGTCGTCGTCGCTGAGCGTGGCGTACACCTGATCCAGCAGCGGCTGATCGGCCTTGCCGCTGCCGATCAGGCTGAGCACAGTCACCACCACGACGGCCGGTGACGGGCTTTCCGCCGTGGCATCCGCCACCAGCGCCGATGCGTTGCGTGCATGGAAGATGTAGCTGTTACGCGGCCCGGCCGTGGTCAACCCTTCGTACACCAGCTGGATCCGCTCGCGCAGCGCGTCGTCCGATTCCCGCACCTCCTCGACCGGCGGCACCGCCAGCAGGTTGGCCGGTTGAATGACCAAGCGCTGCAGCTTGACGTTGCCGGCAAGCTGATCGAGGTCTTCCTTTTCCGCGTAGGCCAGCAGCAAGGCCTTGGCCGCGTCGTTGACCCGTGCCCGGTTCTGCATCTTGCCGTAGGCACCCAGCTCCACCAGCTTGACCACCGGATCGCTCTCCAGCGCCGCCGACCAGTTGTCACCCATGAACCCGCGAAACGCCGCGAGCCCTTCGTCGTACAGCGCTTCGTAGTCCAGGGTCTCCAGCACCTGCGGCGCCGGCAACGCCGATAAATCCACCGTGCTCATGCCGACACCTCCAACAACAGGCTTTCGCCTTGATATTCGCCGGTCAGCTTGAAGTCGATGCGGCCGCCGACGATGGCGACGACCTGCACCTGTTCCAGTTTCAGCCGAGGCTCCCAGCGACCCAGCGAGCGGGCCACCTCGGCCTGGACGGCGCTTTTCCAGCCGCCGTTAACCGGCAGGTCGACGAAGCGCCGGATCTGGCTGCCGTACTCAGGTCGCATCCGCCGACTGCCCACGGGCGTGGCGAGAATGTCCTCGATGGACTGCCGGAGATGGTCGAGCCCGGACAGCGGTTTGCCGGTGCGGCGATCCATTCCGATCATCGGGGTTACTCCTGTACCAGTTCCGGGTGAGCCTTGAGGAACGCGAGCTGCTCGTCAGTGGTGGCCGTCACATGTGCCTTGGTCACAGCCAGAGTGCTGCCATCGGGCAGGATCAGGGTGCGCGAGGTGAAGAGCGTGTCGCGGAAAACGCGGCCGGGCACCACCTCATCCTGGCTGTCGGGTTTGGTCTTGCTCATGAACGGAGGCTCCTAAAACGAAAAACCCGCACAAGGCGGGCATGGGTCAGTGTTTGTGGTTCGGCGTGTTGCCACCGACATCGATGACCTTGCCGTCGCTGTTGATGTCACCGGTCGTGTTCAACGTGCTGTTGATCTGGGTCGCGCCGTCGATTGTGACCACGCCCACCAAGTGGATCTGGCCCGACGCCAGCCGCATGCTGTCCGGCGTTATCTCCAACACCGAGTCACCGACCTTGACCGTGACGTTGCCCGCCGGCAGATCGATGGTGTAGCTGTGTGCCGCCCAGTCGTAGACCAGCGAGCCACCGTCATCGAAACGCCAGACCTCTACATGGTCGCGGTTGTCCGGTTGCGCGCCGGCATTGCCGTACAGGCCGGCGATGAATGTGCCCATCGCCGGTTCTCCGCTGGGGCTGATCAATGCGCCCTGCTCGCCCAGGCTCGGCGCCCGCCAGTGGCGCGCCTTGCCAGCGGCCTGGCTGTGCCAGCGCACCCAGGCGCTGGTCCAGTCACCCGACTTCACACGCACCATGGCAGCTGGCAAGTCCACCGCGACAACAACGCAGGGCATCACCGTGGAAGCGATCATCCGATCATGCTGGGCCGTGGCGTAGCTCATTACAGATCCTCCGGTTTGATCTGCCCAACACCCGGCCCGAGGTCGATGACCAAAGTGCCCGGCGGTTCGTCCGGCCACGGCCATTCCTCGACGCCCAGGTAAACCGTCTGGTCCCACTCCACCAGCCAGACGAAATAACCGTCCAGCTCAGGCTTGGTCCAGTCCTGGGTGGAGCGAATGAACTGTGCGCAATCCACCTCAAGGCCCCAGCTCTGTCCGCGCAAAAGCACGGCCAGTTGGGAGGCCAGCTGCACCGCCTGACGCTGCGGATCCACGCTGATGGAGTCGACGACAATCCGCGCTTCGAACTTGCAGGTGAGCGCGGTTTCACCCGTGCCGAGATCCTGCGCGGGCTCCATCTCGGCCATCTCCAGCAGCACCACGGGTGTGGGGAGGCTGGTGTCTGCTGACAGGTCCGGCCAGAACGAAACGCCCTGAAGGCCCGGCAACTGATCCTGCAGGTGCTGCTCGATGGCCTCATACAAACGGTCGAGGCTGAAAGGTTGATCAGGCACGGGCGGTCCCCTTGAGGTACTTCTGCAGTTCAAAGTTGAGTTCCTGCTTGAGGATCTCCAGCAAGCGCTCATCGGCCTGTTTGACCCAGTTGTCGAAGTGCGGCCGCACCTGGTCCAGCGAGACCTTGGCTTTCGCCAGCGGGAAGCGGTTGTCGCTTTCCGCGATGAAGCCGGAGCT